AGGCGACGACTGGAAAAAGGCTTTCTCGCTCACGGTTCATTTGCGTAAGGAGGATGGCTGGCCGGTCGAGGGCGAGGCGCTTTGGCGTACTCCCAAAGTCGGCAGTTTCCAAAGTATCGCCGGCGTCTGGGCCGATGTGGACAAGGCCGCCAAAAAACAGACTGGCGCGCTCGCCAAGCTGAAAATCAAGGGCACCCAAGACAAACAATTCAAAGGCGGCCGGAGCACAACTCTCGTTGCCCTCGAAATGGACGAGCTCATCGACGCCGGCGATGCCACCGAGTTCTAGGTCACGAGCTGTGAATTTTGACGAGGTGCGCCCGGCAGTCACAGGGCGGTGGCGGGCTATCCTGCCGACACTGGGTGTGCCCGCCGGCGCGCTCGTCAACAAACACGGCCCGTGTCCCGGCTGCGGCGGGAAAGACAGATTCCGCTTCGATGATGAAGGCGGCCGCGGAACCTGGATATGCAGCCAGGGCGGCGGCGAGACCATCGCGGGAGACGGGTTCGAGCTCCTGGTGCACGCCGGCAGGGCGCGCACCATACAAGAGGCGCTTGAGATCGTCGGAACGCATCTCGGGCTGGCCAAGAATAATGTGGTGCGCCTCAAAGAGCGGACGAAGATTGACACCCAGGAGTATGAATATCGAATGCCAGACGGCGAGCTCGTGCTGATCGTCACGCGCGAGGACTTCGATGACGGCAGCAAAGACTTTAAGCAGAAACTGCCGGACGGGCGGGCACCAAAAGAGGTGCCGGACCGCAAGCGCGCCGTTTACCGGCTCGAGCGCTGGCACCACACAAATGACACAATCTATGTCTGCGAGGGTGAAAAGTGTGTGCATGCCGCCGAGGCGCTCGGCTTGGTGGCCACGACAAATGACGGCGGCAAGAATAATTGGCAAGACCATCACGCTGCCTGGCTGGCGGGCAAGCACGTTGTCGTGCTGCCGGACAATGATGAAGGCGGCGAGCATCACGCGCGCAGTGTGATCAACAGCTGCTTGGCGGCCGGCGCGGCAAGCGTGCGGCGCGTCGATCTGCCGCGCCTCGGCCATCGCGGCGATATAGCCGACTGGGACGGCGACCTCGAGGAGCTCGAGGGGCTGCGAGCAGCGGCGCAGCCGGAGCGGCTGGCCACCAGGCTGCGCTGGGTGACGCTCGCCGAGTTGGTGGAACGGCCGCCCGTGCCGTGGTTGCTGCCTGGATATGTGCCTGCCAGGTCATTGGCGGCCGTCTATGGGCCGAGTGCGAGTTTTAAGAGCTTTTGGATGCTCGATATGTCGCTGCGCCTGGCGCATGGCCTACCGATCTACGGCGAGCCGGTTGACCAGGCGGCGGTGGTGTATATCGCGGCCGAGGGTGCCGCCGGCATGCAAAAGCGCGTCGCGGCGTGGCACCAGCACTTTGGATATCCGGTATCGCAAGCGCGGCTGCGCGTGGTCGAGCAGCCGGTGGACCTTTTGACCGCCGAGGTGGTAGATCAGCTGATCGCCGATATTAAGGATGTGCACGGCGGCGGGCCTGTGGGCGCGGTGGTTGTCGATACGCTGGCCAGGTGCCTGGGCGGTAACGAAAATGCGCCGGAAGTGATGAACGCCGGAATTGAGGCCCTGGACCGGATAAAAACCGAGTGCGCGTGCGCCGTGATATTAGTGCATCACACCGGCAAGGACTCAAGCCGCGGGCTGCGCGGGCACTCAAGCCTCATCGGCGCGCTGGACGCAAGTATTCAGGTGCAGCGCCACGGCGAGCGGCTTGAGTTGCTGAGCGATAAACAGAAGGACGAGCTCGAAGCGGAATCGCGGTGGCTGAATACGCGGCGAATCGAGATCGACGGCAGCGCGTTTGATGAGGTGCAGACATCGCTGGTGCTCGAGGAATCAGAGCAGCCGGTCAGTAGAAAGCCGCGCCTCTCGCCGCAAGAGCAGTTTGTGCAGGATGTCGCGATCAAGATGCTGGCCAAACAAGGTGTAACGCACGCCGACACGGCTGGCTATTGGTCCGGCGTGAGCATCGACAAGGCGGACCTCAAGGCGGAGATCGCGGCGGCCGGCGGGGAGATCAATCCGTCGAATCTGCGGCGCGTTATCCGTGATTTGACGACGAAAGACGCCATCGGACAGCGCGAAGGGCGCGTCTGGGTCTGGGGGTCGGAGAAAATCGGTGCGGATGATGTCGAGTTCTAAAAATGACAGTTAAAACAGTGCTTTGGCAGCCAAGTCATACCCGTGTCACGGCGGACGAAAACTCTTCGTCCGTTTGGGGGGGGTGGACGAAGAGTTTTCGTCCGCCCGGACGAAGGGTGGACGAAAAAGCGGACCAAAAAAAACGGCAGAAATCCGCGGGGTGGACGATAGGGTGGACGAAAAAGCGGACCAAAAAAAACGGCAGAAATCCGCGGGGTGGACGATAGGGTGGACGAAAAAGCGGACCAAAAAAACCCAGAGATCTGGGGCGGACGAACTCTCCGTCCCTCTTAAAGGGACGGAGTTCGTCCACCCGGATGGGCAGACATGCTTGAAAACCTAGATCGAGTGGCCAGCGCTCTTGAGGCGCGTTGGGGATTCGGTGCCTTGCGCTTGGCGGTCGAGGAGGATTTACGCCGGCGGTTCGATGCGCAGAAGGAGAAGCTGGACAACGCAATTGCGGCTGATGCGCCGGCGGAGATCAAGAAACACGCGGCTGCAATGGTGCGTGCCTGGCAGGCGCTCGAGGCCGCCGCGATCACGGCCGGCGTCAAGCCGCCCGGAGAGTGCGTCTGGGTCGGTGGACATCCGACCGCGGGCAAGGTGTGCGTATATACGTCGGACGCCTCGCTCAGCTATCTGCCGGATGGTGTGCCGCGGTTTCATATTGACGAGGTGGTGGCAATGATCCCCTCGGCCGTGGTGGCCGCGAAGGGTCATTGGCCGGACGCGACGGTTAAACGAGTCAGGGAGCCTCTGGACGATGAAATCCCATTCTAGGACGCTGCACGTTGCCGAGATTAAGGCGCTCGGTCCGCCAGAGATCGCCCGGCGATATAGCGTGCTGCCGATGCGTGCGGTGCAGGATCAAGAGCTATCGCGTACATCGCTGCGCGTGCTGGGCGTCTTGTGTATGCACTCGAACGGTAAAGGCATTGCCTGGCCTAGCCGGCTGACTATCGCCCGTCATATAGGTATGAGCCCGTGGACGGTGAGCAACCATTTCAAGCGCCTGGTCGAGAAGGGGTACATCCGGCAGCTGGACTATAAGAAGTACCCGCGGGACGTTAAGCCTCGCGGCCGGGGTCTAACTATTCGCTGGCAGATACTCTACGACGGGCCGAAAACTCCGGTGCCTACACGCGAGGATCTCTACTCCCCATTGCCGAAGTTGAAGCCGGAGGAGGAGCCGTTGGAGCAGGTCATATCCGAATATAACGGCCAGGGGGTCCGGGGGATTGAGGCAAAGTCTCTCGCAGGCTCGTTCTGCGCCGGCGTCGCCGCGGCCGGCGGCGGTCACCGCATCCTCGAGCAGCAGCTTGACGGCGCGAAAGCCTTGCTGACGGCCGGCGTCACAGCTGAACAGGTCCGCGCAGCGGCGGAAAAGATGAGCCGCGAGCGCCTGGCCGCCGGCCGTCAGCCGCCGCTTAACATCAATCAGCTAGCCTCGCGCTTCGGCGTGGAGTAGACTTACAAAAGCCAAACGAACGATTGGGAAATGCAACTGTTTGAAATCGCACCACTTCCGCCGCCGCCTCCGCCGCCAGCGAAGCTGGCGGTGCGCTGGCCCGGATGGGCGCAGTCCGGGCGGGCGAGGGGCACCCCCCGGCCCCCCCGGCCCCCCTCTTTCCGGAGGGGGGGTTCGCTCAATATTTTTGGAGGTTCCACCAAATGACGCTCCCACGCACGCAGCTGCTCGAGGAAGCGGCCAATCTCATCACCGGCGACCGCGAGGAGCAGTACGGCGACCCGGCTGTTTGCCTGGACCGCACAGCCCGCGGCTGGTCGATTATTCTTGAGGATAAGCTGCGGCCCGGCGTCACCATCGACCCGCATGAGGTGGCTCTGTTGAACGATTGGCAGAAAACCGTCCGCATTGTCGAGACGCCTGGCAAGGCGGACAGCTGGCGCGACAAGCTCGGCTTTACGGCCATCGGCTGGGAGGCACTCACAAAACTTTGGCCGGCCAAATGATGTGCCCAGAATGCGGCAACCTGCGCCATGATGGCGATTGTGTGTTTATCGAGTGCGCGGATTGCCGCGGTAAAGGCGAAATCAGCGGCGAGCGGGCGCGTAGCGGCGTGAATGACGGCGGCCCATACACGGTCATCGTGCCGACAGTCTGGACATGCGAGACCTGCGGCGGCTGGGGAAAGGTGCCCGATGAGCAATAACACACACTGGCTGGCGACCGAGATCCGCCGGATCCGGCTTGAGCGCGGGCTTAGCCAGATCACGCTCGCCAACATGGCGAATGTGGAGTCATCAGCGCTCGGCAGTTTCGAGCTCGGCCGCACGCAGATGCAGCTGGCTGGCATAGAGCGTGTTTTGGACGCCCTGGACTATGAAATCGACATACATGCCAAATAGGCAGGCGCGCTTAATGTCGCTGGCCGAAGCAATCGCCAATGCAACGCTCGGCCTGATCGTTAGCTGGCTGTTCACCTATTTGGCGCTGCCGCTATTCGGCTATCAGCCGTCCGCGGTCACGGCGGTCAGCATCACTGCTTGTTATTTTGGCTTGTCACTGGCGCGCAGTTATCTCGTGCGGCGTGTGTTTGTTTGGGTGGAGCGATGAGCAACAAGCTGACAGTCC